CGAAGGCTCCTCGCATCTTGACGCAATGCAGAAGGCAAAGGAAGCTGGAGCTATCAAGCAAGCGGAAATTGACACAAAGCAAACTCCAGAATCTCGCAACACAGAGGAGTTTGGATATGCCATCACTCTTCCAGATGGAACTCGCACAACCACCACCCGTGAGTTTGGCGGCAAGATCGCCAAAGCATCTGGTCAGGCCAAGGTTCAAGAATATCAGTTTGGCGAGAAAGCTCATAGCAATGAGATGACCAAGGATGATTATCCAGAAACAAAAGCTGGAGAAGTCCCACCAACCATTCCACCGAAGCCTCTAGTAGAAGAAGGTGCCATTCCTCCTGCACCAGAAGGCGAAAGCGGCAAGGTTATGCGTGGCGTTTCAGAGCGTATTGCAGAATCTAAAGAAACAACTCCATCGCAAAAATATTTTATTGAGGCAGATGAGCTTTCAACTAGGAAGGTATTGACAGACGAAGTTGCAGATGAATGGGTTTCTTCAGTTCCAACGGAGCATCTTGAGAACACATTTAACAAATCAATGGAGTCTATAGGGGCAAACGAAAAACTTGCAAGACTTCGTGTAAGACTTGGCTCTAGGCTTGCTAGTGAAAAATTTGCCAAGGGCGATGATGCTGGAGGTGCTGAAGTTATTAACAGGATCGCACAAACAGCAAGTGACGCGGCAAGCGTGTTGAGGAGCGTTCAGTTTCTTTACAATACATCTCCGAAGGGTTTTGTTAGAGTGGCTGAAAAACTCGCTGAAAAGGCTGGAGTTGAACTAAAACCAAAGGCAACGCAAAAGATACAAGAGCTTGCGAACGATTTTCTCTCCAAAAAGAAAACACACGAAGAATTTGCAAACAAAGTTCAGAACGCTGGCACTAAAGAAGAGTTTAAGTCAGCGTTGAGAGAAATGAAGAAAGCTCAATCAGATGCCCTTCGCTCACAAAACGCTTTGTTTGGGTATGTAGATTCAATCTTACCAAAGTCTTTTAAGGGCGAGGTTTACCCATCACTACTTAAAGGAAATCTTCTTACTCCGATTTCACTTGCTACCAATATTCAAGCCAATGCTTTAAGGACTATTGTTGATATTCCATCAATGTCTATTGCCTCTGGTTTAGATGCGGCTAGGTCTTTATTGCTTGGAAAGCCTAGGGAGTTTGTATTTGGGGTTCCAGAAATTGTTGAATATTTCAAAACTCTTACAAAAGAATCTCCAGCAATGTTCAAAAACGCTACAATGGCGTTATTTGGCAAACATCTTGATGTTGGAAAAGTTTCTGATAAGGCAGAAATTAAAAGAATGCTTTCACCATTGTCAGCATTTAAGAGGCTAATGTCATCTGACAAAACTCGCTTATATGAGGGGGAATATACAATGGGAAATAGAGCGGCAGATTTTGCTGAAGCAACATTTGGAATCCCGGCAAATCTAATGTTTGATTTGCTTGCAGTTGGAGACAAGCCATTTAGAGAAGCATCGAAGCGTCTTACCGCATCTGGTATAGCTAGGCAAATTGGACTAAAGGGCTTGGATTATCAAAAGTTTGTAGAAATGCCAGAGATCGGAATTAAGGAATATGCAAAACGCACAGGAAAAGATTCGGCAGAGTCAGCTAAAATTCGCAAACAGCTTCTTGAGAACCTAAAATCAGATGTAAGCAAGGCCGTGTTTGAACAAGAAAACAAAGTGGCAGATGCAGTAAACAATGGATTAAATGCTTTAGATAAAGTCCCCGTTGCAGGGGTTGTTGCAAGGGCAACAATTCCATACACGAAGACTCCAATAAATGTTATTGATGAAGTTATTCAATATACAGTTTGGCCTTACACTCTTGCTAGGGTTGCGAGTGCAGTAAAAAAGGGTAACACAAGGGAGGCTCAACAACTTATTGGGAAGGCAACCATTGGGGCAATTGGTTCATTTGCCGCCGCATATCTATACAAGCAGGGAGTTCTTACCGCACCAGCAGATCCAAGAAGCAAGGAGCAAGAACTTGGATATGCTACAATTCCAAGCTCTTCTCTCAATATTTCTGGAGTCCAAAGATTAATGAACGGAGAGTCTGGAAAACCTCAAGCTGGAGACAAAATACTTCGTGCTGACAAACTAGGTCTTGTTGGAGCTATCCTAGTTACATCTGCTATGAGGCAGAAAAAGCAGGATGAGCTTAAACTTTCTGGTGGAGATAAATCATTGCCAGCAAAAATATCAAATGAGGTGGCTACTATTCTTCCAAAGGTTCTTTCGTTCTCGCTTAATCAAACATTCCTAAAGGGAGCAAACGATGTTCTACAATCTCTTATTAGGGGAGAAGGAGATAAATGGGCTAAAGGTGTGTTTGGAGCGGCTTCATCTGCATTTATTCCCAACACATTTTCTGCTATTAGCCGTTCAGTTAGGGATTATATGCCAGATGTGCAAGACGATAGTTTCTATAAATCAATGGAGAATACAATTAGGGATCGTTTTGGGTTTGCTGGTGCAATGAAAGAAATTCAGCCTCGTGTTGATTTCTGGGGAAGGCCAGTAAAGCAAACCCCAGAAGGTGCCAATCCCGTTCTGTATAACTTCTTGGATATGTCTAAATCAAGGGACATACCGAATGATCCAGTTTCTCTTGAGATGCTACATCTGTTCCACTCCACGGGAGACAAGGAGATTATACCATCATCTCCACAAAATTCATATACCATTAAAAATACAACCTATGGACTTACTCCAGAGGAATATAATAAATACTCCACACTCGTTGGAAAGGAACGAAGGAGACTAATTGAAAATCTTGTAAATTCTCCTTCTTACCTAAAAATGACCGATGAGACAAAAGCTGTGATTTTTAAGAAAATGATTGATCGTGGAGCATATATTGGCAGGGTAAAGTTTGAGAAGGATATAAGAGAATCTGGAGGATTAAAGGGAGAAATAAAGAAACTTTCTCCTAAAGAGATGGCTGAACGGATGAAACAAATGAATGCAGAGCGAAATGCGATGGATTGACTTGACAATAAAATAAAGCAATAATCACCATTCATGGCAACTTCCAAACAACCTAGATTTCCAAACCCTCCTTTGGAGTGGGGCGTACCTCAATACCCCACCCCCAATGTCCCAGACTTCTATACGAAGGATGGACATATTATTCTGGTTGAAAAAGTTAGTGCCGAAAAGGGTGCTTACAACCCACAGCCGCTAGACGGCTCCATTACCTACGACAAGAGGGACGCTAACAAGTGGCCTTCTACGCTATATCTGGTCTATCAGAAGCCAGACGAGACTGGTCAGTTTGTTTACAACTACTATGCCAATGATCGAACCTTGGCATCTCAAGACCCTTGGAACTACAATATCCAGTATAGCGAGGAGAATCCATCCTACCCAGTTTATACTCGCACCTATTTAGTTCCTCGATCCCAATACACTACAGTAGCAATTGGTGCAACAGATCCTGTGTTTGGTGGAAACGCTGTTATAGTCAAGCAAGCTATGGCAGAGCTTGAGGATGGTAATCCTCTACGCTCTCGCTATGTTCAAGTGCAGAGGGTTTATGAGACTATCCCCGGCCCTGTGCTTACTGGAAAGCAATACGATGCTGACCTTGGCCTTGTAGTTACCAATACGAAGCAGATCATTTCGTCATCTGCTTCACCATATTCCGTTACTAATGGGACTATTGCATATAGAGATGAGCCTATTGATTCAAACAAATCAGCTAGGATTATTTCTAGTATTTCCAGCCTTCCCGCCACTCGTACTGAATATAAAACTGGTGCTTATGCCTCGCCTAACCTTGTTACTGGGTTTGATGTGTCTGCACCACAGATGCCAAACTGGGACATCAATGTGAGCGTGACTCCAGTAATGAGGGCAAAAAGAAGTTATCAAACAGTGTTTAAGCACATCACCAGCTACCAGTATGGTCAACCAACTCCGTCATATGCTCTGTTTGATCCTGTTGCAATCAATGTGTATTATGATGGCTATTTCTTTAAGGTAAATATCCCAGATGCACTCACCAACTCTGGTTTGTCTATTACATTCACTACGGCATCAAATGATCCTGTGCATGGTTATATAAACGAAACATATGATGTTCCTGTTTCCTCAACTACAGCAGATCAATATAATGCATTGGTTGGAACATATCAGCTTATTGCTTTTGAAGCCGATTACTGGAAGGCAAATATATGGCGTGTTGTTCAGCAATTTGTTCTATTGAAATAATATGGATATAAAAGATGTAAAAGCAGAGTTTTCTGGGTTTGGCCCTATACCAAGTTCTCGCACTACATTTTCACAAGGGATTGGAATGGGGGGATCATTTGCTCCAATATGGACTACTGAACCACAACTTCCTGCAAGGAGACAGTCACAAGTTATAAATTACCCATTTCAAATATCACCTCAACAAATTGGCAATAACTTTTCTATATTGATTTTTTCTGACTCGTATTTATTTGATTCTAATATTGATTCAAGCAACCCAATAACAATTGACAACTTAAATACAAAAATAGATTGTAATAATAACGATTATGTTTGGCTTGAGATTCAAATATCTTATGGTAGCGTAACAAACGCAACAATTAGAACAGTTGGAAGCGGCGGGACATTTACTGGTGGTGGAATATGGCAAACAAATGGAAACCTTGAAGACGATGGGAATAATCCCCCTAATCAGATATATGCAAGAAAGTTGTTAGCATATGTTAACAATGGAAAAATTCAACCAATTGTTGTAACAAATTTAGGAATGGCTCAATTCTGTGCTAATGGAGTTGGTGCAACTTTCCCAGTTCCAGTATAATCATGGGAAATGTTATAGTTTCTGGTTTGTTTGGCGGTGGTTATGATTCTTGCGCTCCACAGCTTCCCAAAGATGGAAGCGTTACTAAAGATGCGTTCCTTGAGCTTACACTTGAACAAGCATTGGAGTATTATTGGAAGTCTAAAACATACACAATTGATTCTTTTGATCTTTTTGTTACTACAAAAATAACTGACCCATACAACAACGCATATGGTGTTTTTTCATTAAATGGGTTAAACCCATCGCTATCTCAAGATGCACTTTGTCAACCAGAGGCAAGTGGAATTCACATTCGTTGCGGAGGTTATGATTCACCAGATTATTTTACTGCTTTTGATGAGATTCTTGCTGGAACAGCAGAATATAATTTTACATCAGTATCAAGTTCAACGAGTGGAAGCGAATTAACAACAAGTGGAGTTGCTACACTCGGAGGAGACCCAGCAAATCCGCCCATGAATGGATATTGGAATTATACAATAGGATGGAGATGGTTTTTTTCTTATTGTGACTATGAGGTAACTCCAAATTTATATTATGTTTTGCCATTAATTAATGTTAACACAGAAGCTGAGTATTTTGGAGGTAATACTTATTATAGTGTTGTTCCAGTATTAAACCAAGGTCTTATCCCAAATGATGCAATTCAAGCTGGAACATTCACTTTGAATTTCTTTAGTGGATCAAGTTCAACTTGCAATCTTTACCATACGACTTCAAATGAAAGTTATGTGTCTGACACATCCTGTTCATGTAACGCCTCAATCACAGTAACTTCTGTTTTTTGATTGACAGATATAGGCACTTGGCTTAAACCATCTACATTGAAATGATTGTAGCAATTTCCTATTACGATGGTGATCTAGCCCAGATGCGGCGTTGGGCAAGCCATGTGGCTAAACTAGGCTCCTATAAAGCCCACAAACTCATCCTAGCTCCTGTAAGGGGTGTGAGTACCGATGGCATCAAAGACACGCTACAGGGCGTATTTGGAGAGATTATCATAGAGAACTGCACCCATGTGCAATCTGGCTGGCCTCTTTCCTGTAATTTAGCTTTTGAGCAAGTTTGCTGGTTGGTTTCCATGAAGCTCAAGGAGCCTTTTCTATGGATGGAGCCAGATGCTATTCCCCTCACTCCAGATTGGATTGACAAGATCGCCGCCGCCTATGCCTCTTGCGGAAAGCCCTTTATGGGAGACTTTGTAGGCATTAATGGCATCATGCCTAATGGAGTCGATCATATGAGCGGCGTTGCAGTCTACCATTGGGATCTACATCGACTAGCCCCATCTCTCTTTAACAACGAGTTCACGGCTTGGGACATTGCTTCCGCTGGGAATGTGGTTCCGCAGATGGCCCGCACCGACCTTATCCATCACGACTGGGTTCCAGATCAGAAATGGAGGCGTGATGTTGTAACTCCCGATTGCGTTAAACCTAATGCGGTGGTATATCACCCAGACAAGCTAGGAGTGTTATTTAACGATGGTTTACTTCCGAATGGTGTGCAGGGAGATCCTGCAACGGGTGATGTTCAACAACCTCATGAAACAAAGGATAATCATATTGAAGAAGCACTTCTGACTATTATCAATCATGCAAAACAATCCAGAAAAGCCAAAAAGGAAATCACGGAACGGCTCTGCCAAGAAGGTGTCTTCGCCAAAACCAAGGGTTCCAAGCAGTCTCGAAAGAAAGTTCGATCTGCTGTGGGCGGCAGTAAAAGGGCCGTCTCTGGAGGTGGAGTATCGCTTCCACCCGACTCGCAAGTGGCGGTCTGATTACGCCCATCACGACAGCCTCACTCTTATTGAGATTGAGGGCGGTGCATGGGGCGGTCGCCACGCTAGGGGCGGGGGATTCCTAAAAGACGCAGAGAAATACTGGGAAGCATACAAGCTAGGATGGAAAGTTGTTAGATGGACTGCACCATTGATTACGATGGAAAACTGCCAGATTTTGAAGCAGATGTTGCAAAAGTAGCATTTAATCCATGAGAGATCACCTTACAATAAGGCAGATAACTCATAGGGAATATCTTCAATCTCCATTGTGGAGATCAATAAGATTGAAGGCAATAGAGCATTATGGAGAGATTTGCGGCAAATGCGGCGGTTATGGAAACGATGTTCATCATTTAACCTATGATCGTGTTGGCGGCGAGGAGCTACTAGAAGATTTACAAGTTTTGTGTAGGGATTGCCATGAGGCGATTCATTCAATGGAAAGAGCTACAAGAAGGCAAAAAACAAAAAGAAGGGGATGCACGATCGAGGTTTTATATTCAATGCTAACAGATGAGCATAAAAAACAAATTGAGGCCAAATACTCTGGCAATGCATATTCTGTCTTAACAGCTCCATCAAGAGATGGTTGGCAAGCAAGAAAGATGGCAAGGAGATTTGTGAATATCCAATTCATTGTTGGTAATCTGCACCCCTCTTACCCTGTGGACAAAAGGCAAATCAATGCAATTAACCAATTCTTTTACAGGCAAGAATATCAATCGCTTAAAGAAAGTGGTATGCTAACAGGCGAAATTGCCAATTCATTAAGGAAAAAGTATTTTTCCTGTTGACACATACATTAGTTTTATTGTAAGGCAAGGTTAGCTGAAACTGGCTGTGCCAGCGAGAGGATAGCCACCTTTCAAAATTGGGCGTAATTATGGAGACTAGCCCGATCCAAAATTAAGGTAGCTATTACCCGCTAGGGTTATATCTACATCACCCAAACCAAAACAAACTTATTTTTATACTATATGGCTATTACTTGCTCTACAGTTAACGATCTGTTCCAGCGGGAGACGAATCGTTTCTCCGTTGATGTTCACGAGCGTTACTCCGTTGACGGCCCTTGGGGTCGTCTTGTCCGTGTCGGCAAATTCCCGCAGGGAATGGGCACGACCCTCAACGAAATCACCATTGAGCGTGTTCTCTCTGGAAGTTTCGAGAATAACTGGACGAATGTTGGTCTTTCCAACGGAACTTCCAGCAATGGTTGCGTCCCTGCTCCTAGCGATCTGGACTTCGGTCAGACTGTCCGTAGCTGGAACCTTCAAGCACAGGCTTATCAGACCCCTTGCATCTGCTTGGACGATCTGAAGACCTCGTTCCAGATTGAGTCCCAGATTGCCAAGACTGTCGAACAGCTTACCCAGCTTACCAAGACTGTTCTGGACAATCGCCGCCGTTCCGAGTATCTGCGTCTTGTCAACAAGGTGCAGGCTGGTTACAACACGGAATACACCACCCTCGCCGCAGTTCCTGCCCCCACCTTCCAGTTGGCACAGGATCAGCTTGACCAGCTTCGTGTTCGCCTTATCCGTGATGGTGCTGGTCACAACGCACTCGGTAAGGAGAATGGTGTTCCCGTCCTCGGACTCATCACGAGCCCAGAGACGAGCCGCCAGCTTATCCGTAACAACAGCGAACTCCGTCAGGACATCCGCTATGCCACCCCTAGTGAGCTTATCGCTCCTCTCGGTGTCGAGCGTTCCTTCGGTGGGTTCTACCACATGATTGATCTTGAGGTTCCCCGCTTCACCAATTCTGGTGGCGTGTGGACTCAAATCTATCCGTTTGTTCAGTCGTCCACCACGACTGGCTACAAGTGGGAGCCTAACCCTGCGTACAACACCGCCCCTTACGAGGCGGCATACATCTTCCACCCCGATGTGTATGAGGAAGCAGTCCAACAGGTCGGCCCGAACATCCCCGGAGCCGCCTTCGACGACTATCCGTACTACTACAGCGGTCAGTTCTTCTGGCTCAACATCCGTGATGCCGTGAACAACCCGCTTGGCAAGATCGGTCGCTGGATGGGAGTCTTCCAGAGCGGAAGCCGTCCTATCGCTCCGTACCTTGGTCGTGTGGTTATCCACAAGCGTTGCCCGAACGACTTCGGTAGCGTTCAATGTACGAACAGCTAATCGTTAGTTCATACTAGCAAGAATGGGGCTATCCAGAAATGGGTAGCCCCAATTCTTTTGTATTGACTGATATAATTCAATGCATTAATTTGCACCAATGAATACACCGCTAGAACCACAAGTAATAATCAAAATAAAAGAATTAAGAAGTCAAGGGTTTCCAATAAGAACTATTGCAAGGTCTTTGGGATGTTCTCCTAATTCTGTATTGTATCACACAAACGAAAGTTTTAGAAAAAATTCACTTGGTCAAGGAACTAGGAAAAAAGGACAAAGAATTGGAGATGATTTAATTAAACAGATTATGCAATGGTGTTCTGAAGGGGTATCTAGCAAGGAAATATCTAGAAGGACTGGTGTAAATTATGCTACTGTTTCAAGATACAGAAATCCACAAATCAGAAAATCCAATAACGAAAGGCAGAAAAAATATACAAAAAAAGAGCCTTGGTCTTTTGTGTTGAAGCGAGAGCGTGGAAACAAATGTGAAATATGCAATTATGATAAACACCCAAGATGTTTAGATTTTCATCATAAAATTCCATCTGAAAAGCAATTTACTATATCTAAAGCGTCAAAAAACAATGAATTACAAGTTAGATCCGAAGCCGCAAAATGCGTCCTAGTTTGCAAGAATTGCCATGCTCTTATACACGCTGGGGTTATTGAGATTCCCATTGCATCAACATTAAATAAATCGTAATTAACATCCACTATGGCACTATCATTCCCTATCCCCAAAGGCTTTTCTGCTCCAGATGGAGTTAAGGAAGGCAACGAGTTTTCCGAGATCGCTGGCTTCAAGATTGAGGACGGCAAGATCCACATCCTTTCTATCGGACAGGACAAGACCCCTATCACCTCCAAGGAGGCCAAGGCTGATAAGCCAAAGGGAGCCAAGGATGCCATCAAGGAACAGCTTGGTGCTATGGAGGACAAGAAGGGATCTGCCTCTATAGAAGAGGAGACAGCAGAGGAAGAGGCTTCTCCCGACGAGGAGATGGATTAACCTATGAGCAGGGTATTTAACCCTGTATATTCGTCCACTTCGGACGGATCTGACATCACGCTCTGCCGTATTCTTGAGGCTATAAGTTCTATTCAGAACTCTGGTGCTTTAGGTAACGGAGGTTTAAGTTTTACTAGCAAGAACAGGCTAAAGGTTAGCCCTTATCAAGCCGTTTTCTTTAACACCTTCCAGTATGGGAAGGAGACAGATATTTGGGATGAGTCCACGGCTAATGGTGGATCAGCCACTCATGATTCTGTTTTGAGCGAGGTAGATATGAGTGTTACCAACACTCTTAACTCTGAAGTGATTAGGCAGACGATCCATACCATGCGGTATATCCCCGGACGCACCTCCACGCTTTCTTTCTCTGTTAAGCTCGAAACTCCTACTTCTGGCATTCGCCGCAGACTTGGCCTTAATGATGGAACTGATGGTTTCTACTTTGAAGATGATGGTAGTGGAGATTACTTTTGTTGCATCGCAAATACTGGTGGAACCCCCGCTCTACAGAGGGTTGGTAGGGCAAACTGGAATGGCGACAAGCTGGATGGAACTGGCCCTAGCGGAATTGTTGCAGACCCTACCAAACAGCAAATGGTCAGCTTTGAGTATGAGTGGTATGGTGCTGGACAAGTTAAGTTTGGATGGGTGATTAATGGTCAAACTCATATCATCCACACTTTCAATACGGCAAACACGCTGGTAAATCCTTGGTGCAAAACCCCATTTCTTCCTATCCGTGTTGAGATTAAGAACACTACTGGTGGACAGGCGGCTGGATCATATAAGATCCACCAAGGCTCCAATAGCCTTATTTCGGAAGGGCAACCAGAGAGACTTGGTATTGCCCAGAACATTCAGACTGCAATTACTGGAATTAGCACAGGTTCAGCAAACACATACGCCCACTTACTTTCTATTAGGCTTAAATCCACAGCCCTGCAGGGAATTGTATTGCCGTCCCACTTCCAAGTGGCGACCACGGATAATACCAGCCTTTTCTACAGGCTAATCCGCAACGCTACAATTACTGGTGGCACTTGGACAAATATGCCAGATGCAAATAGCCTTACACAATACAACATCACGGCTACTGGGTTCTCTGGAGGAATCAACCTTGATTCTGGGTTTGTTGTGTCTGGAGGAGGGGGCGATGTTCGCATTGACAAGGACACTCAATATCAGATTGGACGCAGTTCTATGGGTACTGTTAGTGACACCATAACAATTGTCGGTGCTTGCTCTAATAACAACAAATCTGCCATTGCCGCAATGACTTGGATTGAGCAGAGATAA